ATGGTTTTCTCATAATCTCTTTTATTAAAAACTTCTTTATTTAAATCAACATTTTCAGCCATTATCCATTTATAACTTTAAAGTAATAACTATCATCATATATTATTGTAGAACCATTTATATTAGTTTTAATCAAAATTTGATAATATCTTTCAGGTTCTAATCCATTCATATAAATATCAAAATAATTTCCTTCACTATCTGAACTCAATTGTGTATATTGAGTGTCAAATGTAATAACGAATTCATTTGTATCCAAATCTTTTACAGCATAGTATGAAGCAGTTGGTAAATAATTTACTCCCGTAAATAGTGAAGAAGTTGTCCATACTGGGGTAGGATATTTAGGTGCTAAATTAAATCTAAATCTATTAACACTTGATGGAAAAAATTCACCCGGGTTTTCTGATAATGAGGTTGCTAAATTAGTTGTAGTTACTATACTTGCAGAAGCAGATCCTGTTAAAACACTTGAATAATCTCTCCACTTAAATTCTAATTCTGGTGGGTAAATTGTATTTGTATCAACACTATAAAATTGCATTATAGGTTGGATTTGTGTGTTTGTATTAAATTCTACACTATTTTCCCATTTAGTAATAAAACCATAATTGGGTAATGAAGCTGATGGGTCAACTCCTAATGAACTACTATACCAATTCTCTACTATTGTTTTAACTCCTACTCTTAAATCTTTATCACTTCTAGTATCAAAAGATTGAGTTACAGCGTATAAGGTACCATCTGAACCACTATAATACCATGCACCCCCTCCAGCTGCTACAAAATCAGGATTATAAGAACTCGTTACATAGTGATTAGTGTTATCAGTTCCACTTGAAGACCAAGCTATAGAACCTTTAAAATTAGGTGAATACCATATTGCCCCATCTGTAGTTTGAGGTACATCTAAAAATGTTCCTGTTCCGTTATACCAAGGTTGAGCTATTGGGTGTACTGATAAGTCAGTAGATTCTACAATACCCTGAGCTGTTGCTATATAAGACCTAAAATCTACATCCCACTGTGCTCCCGCAATTTTATTGTTTATAACATCTTCAATTTCATCTTGAACAAATTCAGATAAAAATCTTGAAACTTGAGGACTAGAATCTATAGCTATATTTAAGTTAGTGATAGATGTTATAGGGTCTATCCCTGTATTCATCTCTGGGTAGAGTGAATATAATGTTGCATCTTTATATGGGAATAATTTATATATAGCCATGTTTTATTGATTAAGTTTTTCTTCCCAATCTTTAGAATTTAAATACGTGTTAGTGGGAGTATATCTATGAAGTTGAATATCAACCCTTTTACCATTTTTATCCTTTAATTCTACCTCACCATTTGTATCTGTAATATTATGTGATGATTTTGGGGTGTAAAAACCATCAGCTCTTACATTGGGTGTTACATTAGTGGTTCTATTAGGACCTCCTAAGGGTTTGGGATTTTCAAGATCTAAGCTTGTTTCATTAAATTTGTCTATTAGGGCCATAATTTTTATATTTTTATAGTGGTACTACTCTACCTTTTATATCAGTGTCAGGGAATTTAACTTCAAATATACTAGGATCTAGTGATGGGTAAATTACTTGATTTTGTGTGGCAGAACTTATATCATAAGCATATTGTGAGTATCCTGATGAGGTTCCTGCTTTGTTAGTTATTTTAATATCTTTTACAGTTTGTACACCCTTTATTCTATCTAATCTAACATATAAATCTCTTACTAAGATAGGTTGGTTAATTTGCCAATTATCTCTTGCAAAATATGTTTTTAATGAGTTAATACATGCTAATATAACATCGTTATTGTTAAAATTAGGTAGTACTATAATTTCAAAATCTACAGCTAAGTTTATAATAAATGCATCTCTAACCTCAATATTATCCCCTATCATTCTATATTGGGATAAATAAGTTCTTAGGTTTCTTTTTAGTGTTTGTGTTGGTGTAGCAAATTGAGCTTGTGAATTTTGAGATATAACCCACAGATTTAATGTTTCAATAGTTGAAACTTGTGAATCCATTAATTGAGGTTTTTCAATATAAGCTTTAGCTACAGTACCAAATTCAGATGGCATACTTAATGCTCTTACTATATAATCATCCAATGTTACAGATCTTTGTTGAGCTGATATAGTGGAAATTGTATTTTGTCTAATTTCTTCTGTTGTATCACCTGCTTGCCCACCATCTGCTGCTTCAGGGTTGTTAACTGCTATTGAGCCAAATATGTAATTTGCTGTGGTAGCATTTAAGTTTGGTGAATTAAAGTTTAAATTTGTTGTGTTTAAAGTAGATAAATCACCTGATGGTACATTTGCTCCAACTCCACCACCTGTTAAGTATCTTACCGTTAAAGTAGTACTTGAAGGTGAGATTCCATAAGTATCTGTAAATAAGAAATTTGTAGGGGAATATGCAGTTGTTAATTTGTTTTTTTCAAATGGTAAACCTATACCTACATTATTTGGGTTAGGTGTAACTGTCTCATCTACATCATTTGGATTACCTGCTCCAAATTGAATTTGAAGATTAGTAGCAGAAGTAAAACGAGTAGCAAAACGTCTTTGTACTTTTTTCAATTGTAGTAAATAAGGAACATCCCCAGCATCTGCTACATTATTTGGATCATTTGTGTTAGTATTTTTGATATTATCGTACACCATTTCTTGTCCTAAATAATCTACTTCATACCATGTATTACCATCAGAATCTACTATGTCTAAAATACCTATAATATTTTCAGCATCTATATCTATGGTTGCAAACTGTTGTGGGGCACCAAATGAGAATGTTTGAGTACTAATGGTTGCTGATATAGCACTTCTAGTTTTCTTTAAAAGATAATATTGAGGAACATCACCAGATATTTGGTAAATAGAAATTTCAGTAGGATCAAGTGAACTTGATACTGCAAAATTACATGGGTCTTCCATTAAGAAGTTTACATCTGTACTTAAGGATGATGCAATTGTACTATTTTCTCCAACTGTTAACGCATAATCAAAATCAGGGACGTATGCTGTACCTGATAGTTTTGCTGGAACTTGTTGGAATAATTCTATTACAGCTTGAGCAGCTCCTGTTGTTTTTGGTTTATATCCAAACATATATGCTAATTCAAATTGATTATTTGTTTGTCTAGCAAATTGTGTGAATGTTTCTTGTAATTGATTATCCAAATAGAAAGACATTACATCACTAACATAAGAGGCTTGCTCCATAAACATCATACCAGGTGATGTTGGAGAAAAATCGTTGTAAGTATTTGGGAAATAAGTTTGAGAAAACTCAATTAGCCTTGCCCTAATATCGGAAAAGTCTCTATTTAAATATTTTACGTCTCTATCTACTGTAGCCATTATGCAAAGTCTATTTCTAAAGTATCACTAATATTTGTGTTTATTACACTATATGTTAATGATACTGTTATTGTATTTGTATCTTCTTGTCTTAATATTTCCAGATTACCTACAGCAACATTAGGGAAAAATATGTTTAAATCATTGGATATTCTTTCTTCTAAAAAATCTAAATTATCTGTTGTAATTTGTTCAAATATAAATGCTCGTAAACCACCCCCAAATGTTGGGTTAAGTGGTCTTTCTCCTGGGTTAGTTAAAAAATAGTTTATTAAATTATTTTTAATTGCAGCCGCTGTAGTATAATTAGGGGTAAATACACCAGGACCACTAAAAGGAATATCTACTCCTACAGCAGCGCTATTGTTAAAATCAATTGGGTATATTTGTTGAGCATCAAAAGGCATTCTTTATTATCTTTGTGTCATTAAACCCATTATTTGATCCATTCCTACTTCACCTCCAGGGAGTTGACCATTTGGAGATGTAGTATCTATGGTTCCTTGTGGGTTGAAAGTTTGAGCATGGCTACTATTTAAATTTAAAGCAGTTTCTCCTAACACATCCATATATGCTTTTTTCTTATCCACTAATTTATGTGGGGTTGTATCTTGAGTAACAGGTGGAGGTGTTGTTGAGGTTATTGTTCTATTCTCTTGTAAAGGAACTTGTTTAGGTGCCCTTACAGCCTCTAATAAAACTTCCTTTAACTCTTCTTGGATAGCTTCCTTAACTGCTTCCTTAATTAAACTTTTTAATAACGTGGTTTTCATGTCGTGTTTTTTATAAATATTATAGTATTATGCTTTTAAATCATTTTGTTGGATGTAGAATACAAGTTCATCAATTAAAATTTGATCGTTAGAACTAAATGATGGGTCACCTTGAAGCATTATCACCCCTTGAGAATTTCGGGCTACTGCTTGTCTTCGTGTTAAATCACCTTCTATATCTGTTTTTACTGTTACAACTGCCATTTCAAACCCATTTACATTTGTCACAACTGGGGATAGTTGGTTGGATTGTTCTTGGGTTGAGTTTAATAGTTCCTTTGATACCATATCTTGAGTTGATAGGGAACTACTAGCATTTAATTCTTGGGCACTAGCCTGAATTAATAAATCCAACACTCCCAAGAGATCAATAACTTTAGTAAGTTCTGATTTTAGGAAAGATAGTTGGATATTACCTACACTTAGTTTACTTTTAGATAAATCTATTAAATCCTCTAATATCTTAATTGTATCCTTAGCTATAAGAATAGGACCTACTGGGATTGGGGTAACGGCTGTTGAGGGTATAAAGGCAACAGCTGCTAATGATGCTTTTAAGGGGGGTATTGATGTCTCGGAGGTGTTGATTATTTTAGTAGGAATATTAATTACTTTTTCTAAGGTTGATATCCCCTTATAAAGATTATTTAATTGCTTTGTTACCTTGTTTTTTTTCTCAATTAGTATATTAAGCCCCTCCACATCCTTAGGTGGGGTTAATTTTTTTGTGATTTGGGGTTTTAAATATTTAACTACTTGAGAATCCAACATTTTACTTATTTTTTGGTTTTTTAGCTTCTTTAATTAAACTAATGGGATCCGCAATACCTAGAGATGATATTTGGCTTATAATGAAAGGAGTTAGCTTACCCTTTATAGTATTTAATAGATTTTCAGTTTGGAGTTCAATAAACCCTTTTGCAATATCTCCCCCTTGAAGGATTTTCATTTGTTCTTCTGTTACCTCATTTGTCTTTAAAAGTGACTTTTTTTTAGTTTCTTGTAAAGATGATAGTTGTATAACTCCTAAATCAGGTTTAAATGTACCATCCCCCTTTAATGGGATTTTTTTTATTATATTGTAATTATCTATAGTAATAATTACCTCTAATTTAGAGCCCTGGAGTATTAGAGATGATGTTTTTCCATTTTTATTTAAGTATTCACTAATTGATGGAATTTCAATTGAAAATTTACCATTTTTTTTACCTTCTCCTATAATTGGGGGGGATTTATATAATTCTATTAAGTCTGGTGGTGTTAGATTATTACTTGGAGAGGGGGAGTAAATTGGTAAGTATTCTATTTTTGAGTAAGGTATAGGCTTTAATGTAGTAGAATCTATTACAGTACCTTCAATTTTTGCTTTTATTTTAGATGTGGAAGCCATAGTTTATTTAGTTTTACTTACTTTAGATTTATAACTGCTCATGTTAGCTTTAAATGTTGCAAGATCGACTTTTAAACTATTTGCGATAGTAATTACACCACCATCGGCAACTGGAGCTCCTGAGGGCCAAATAGTAGATAATGATAATTGAGTACATAATTGGTCTAATTTTGTAAAAACTACATCTAAATTATCTAAAAAAGTATCACCTAAAATTAAAGATTCATTTGCGGTATTGTCCCCAAATTTTATATCACTACATTCTAAGACCATATTATTTCCCGCATTAAAATTTAGGGATGAATTTGCTCCTAAAAATACGGATTTTTCAGCACTTAATAAAACACTATCTGTTTTAGCATTAAAAACTAACCTATCAGAATTAATTATAACTTGAGGTTTTGTATATTGAGATGGTATCTCAGGTGGTGTAACATATGAGCTATAATTTTCACTTGCTACTTGTATTGGAATCTTTTGGGTAGATGTTTGGTAGATTGATGATAAGTCATCATTAACGTTTTCTGTTATAGGAACCCACCCTTCATCTGAAGATTCAGAAGGTTGTCCATTTCTAATTATAGTAATAGGATCACCATTTTCTCCT